AGTTTTCTTAAACTTCCAGAAGTTACTCAATAGGAAATCATTATGGCAGGATATATGTATCTGATGATCGTCAAACGGATTGATATGTGGAATAAACAGATACTGCTCAAGTAATGCAGCTGTCTGTTCAGCGTCAAGACCAGGAGGCATCTGTATATCTTTCAGATTAGCCTCAGCCATTACAAACTCTTTCATTGCAAAGTTCTTCTGCTTTGAATGTTTCTGCAATAAATTGGTGCTATTACCCATATTCATTTGTTCGAGAATCCAAACACGAAGGTCCGGGTCATTCGGATCGCCAAGCAAACCAGACTGCCAAGCCTGAAATGCCTGAAGCTTCTCACCCTCTTTATCGGCTGGCAAGGAAGAATGTCGTCTTACAATGACATTTAGCTTGCCCTGCAACTGTGCCTTGTCAATTTTGTATAGTGTCCAGCCATAGTCATCACCAACCACATTAAGCATCTTATCCTGTGGGTAGTTTGTAATCGCAAGAGTTAACGCCTGATATGCAACTCTCTGGTCAGCTTCCTCGAATGCTTCGATGATCGGGCCTTGCTGTCGAGTATCAGAATTCTGCAATCGCTCAATGCCCTTACCACTATCAATATGACTTGGTGCCATTCCTCTTGACGGTTCATGGAATGCAAACAGAGTATCAATAGCGAGTTTCTTCTCGTTCAGATAAGCAAACACCTGGCCATTCATCGGAGTACCAGCTTCACGGGTTGGTTTGCCTAATCCACCATCATACTCAATTATATTACCAGCACCATTGTCAAGCGTCTTATGCCTGAGTTTGCAATTCCTTGGCGTCATGATGATAGCATTGCCCATTACATCAATATTCTCATCTATCTGGCTTGCTAATTCATTAAGTTTACGCTGTAATGGTCTTGCTTGGCTTACCCTGCTGATCGAACCATTAGTAACGCCAGGTATATTCATTGGACATGCAGGAATAAATGGAAGTTCTCCATGTGGATACATCTCGATTGGATATGGCCCATGATAAACAACCTGATTCCCAAGCATCACACAATATATACCGGTTGGCATTGACTTGCTCGGACGTTCCCAATATTCGTAATAATCAATATACTTATCAGCTTTTAGCTGCATCTCGTAATTTGACCGAAGTTTTGGAACGAATGTAGTTTGTGTGCCAGTCGAACTATTAAATGCCTGGTTGATGTTGAATTCAAATTCATCTTCACCTCTTATGCCTGATGTTGTGAATTTACCGCTAAGTTTCTCATAAACATCAGAACCAAACCGATCTGTTACCCAATTAGCCGTAACCCGCTGTGCATGGACAATCCATTTAAGCTTACGAAGATCAGTCTCACGATAATCATAGATAAGCTGATTTGTCGGAATACAATCAATCTGAACCTCACCATCAAGAATAGCATCGCCAATCTCTAATTCTGGATTATAACCCGGGTTCGGACTTCCATCTTCATTCTCAGGAGCTGGATTAACACCAGTTACATTGAAATTGGGGTTGAAGTATACCTTACGCCATCCGACCGTGGATATATCCCACCAGAGAATAGCTTCTGCACGCTTAAATCCTCTTCCAAGCTTACGTTGAAGTACCTTGAGGATCTTATCGCCTGCAATAGCGGTCGCTCGATCATCTTCATCTGTACCGGCAGGAACAACGTCATAGACAGCTGGACTGCTTGTCGCTACAGATACATCATTCTGTACTGCAGGAAGTAAAACATTAACAATCTCTTCAGTTGATCTCTTCTTTGGTGCTGGCTTAATGCAGCCACCTTCAAGAACAATATTCTGCTGACCGACTATATAACAGATATTCGCATTGATCTCATTATTCATCTCACGTCTGTGAGGATTAAATGTCTCAATACGCTTTACTACAACATCTGCAATCTGTTGTGCCTGAGGATCTTTTGGCATTATCATCTGTGCAGTCTTGTCGGCTATGTTTTTTCTACGATCTTCCAAGAGTCACTTCGCTTTCTATACCATTTTCAGCTGAAACAAACCATTGCTTTTTACATGCAACACAAGTTATAACGCCGCTTGTCGTATATATCTCAGAACCTTTATGCTTTATATGGATAAACTTACCTTCCTTAATGTCTACCACTTTGCAAAGTTTTCTAAGACATTCGCAAACAATATTTTTAGAGCACTGTAATGTTTTCGTCGCCATCTTCAGTTTCCTTCTTGTCTGTCTTTTCGTCTGGATCGTAACCAGCTATAATCAATTCGATCTTTGCCATATCCTCAAACATCTCTGGATGTTGATACTTCATTCGAGTCCAGCATGAATGAAAGAAACTATCTCGCTTACACAAAGTATCGCTTAATCTTCCTACTTCATGATTAACTGTAATCTGTTTATCAAAGTCTAGTTCTTTAAGTATCTCATCAATTTGTTTTGTCTTTTTTCTAAATAGCATTACATTAAAATCCCTTCATCTTTTGGGTTAAGCAAACTATGCCTGAAATCTTTCCATGCCGATCTTGCATCCGGTGACACATTTGCTGTTTTCTTTACTGCAGTTCTAGGTATAATCTGAGGATATAAGTTTGCACCATGTAAAGCTAACATCAATGCCATAACCGTATCGTCGTTAAACCCTTCCGCTGCACCTGCCTTACTTTTTGAAACCATATACACAAAGTTGCGAAGCTCTTCAAATGTCGTAGGATCATGAACTATAATATTGTTTTGTTCCATTGCCATCAGTAAGGCACCAATGAGCATCCACTTTGACGGTTCCGTTGTTCTGAATCCATACTTATCAGTAATATCTTGCTCAGTCTCAAGAGAAGTTATTGCCTGATAATTTCGAGGATAATTATAAAAAGTTAAAAGAGCATCCTGTACTGAGTTTCCAGGATAGTTTATTTCCTGAACCATTAAAGCTTCATTGTAAAACCTGCCAAGCTGGTCAACAAACTTTGTTACTTTTGGAACTGACCACTTTGCCCTGAATACTGCAACCTGTTCGAATGGCATTGTATTACTCAATACCTGATAAGCACTGAAGTCCTTTGCCAATCCGGTACTTGCATCACCTCCAATCGTATAGACCATATCAGGCTCTGGAAGTCTGAATACTTTCAATGGTCCAAGGTCTACTGGTACAAACTGATACATGCCTAGCCTACCAATCCAAGAATACCTTCTGTAAATGGTATTGCATTCTTTTCCATGATTGTTATTAACTTCCTGTTAAACACTGGACGCCCGCCGAATATTATATATTTGCCTTCAACACGAACATCACAGTCGTCTTCAGTATGAGTTGAAACAAACAAATCAATTTCAGATGTTGGGATATAAGGATTCTCTCTCATTCCTGCCATCGTATAGTAAACATCAATGCGATCAAGCGTGTCCTTAAGCCACTTCGTACCTTCGATCGGAGTTGCCGTCATAAGCCAAGGTGCTTCCCTGTCCATCATCCTCGCTTCAAGTTCCTGGAACACGCCCTCTTTCAAAGGCTCTTCGTCGATCCAAGCAAAGTCAATTGCATCGCCCTGGAACTTCTTACGTCCTGAATCGACTGACTTAAACCAAACTTCCCATTCACGACCTTCGACATTGAATGTCCAGTAATTAAATTTGCCATTCCATTTACCAGTATCCATATACCGCTTTGGCATAAACATCTCAAAGTATGGCTTCTCAACAGCTTCGATAACATTGCTGTCAAGCCCGACAATCCATGCTCTGCCGCTTTTAGGGCTAACATACCGGGGATGATCGCCAGTGACCATCATCGCTGTCACAAAGCCGCCTAAGCGACTCTTACCGATTCTGTTTGCTCCGCAAGCCACGCAACCCTTGAACATTGGCATGTTCCAGATTATCCGATGCTGCCAACTCGGACTCATGTTGCTCCGATTCAAGTATGGGAGTTCCTTGTAGTAAGGTTCGTTGACGCGATCCAAAATTTCCTTTACCTGCTTTTGATGGGTCTGCAACCAAGCCAAAGCCGTCTTCCCGTTTTTCGTATGACTGGACAAACTGGCAAGCTCTTGTAGCTTCTGCAATTTGACCAAATAAGTCTGAATCTGATGCAAAGGAAACTTCAACATTAACATCTGTTTGTTTAGCTGCTTCGAGTCCATAGATCTTCATTACCTTTCCGATAGCTTTATCTCTGGCTGTGTTATCAGCAACCCACTTGATTTCCTGATGACTCTTACTAGAACCATCTTCTGCAATGTCAACAGTTTCAAGAGGTATTGCTTTCTCAGCATTGCATAAAGCGACAAGAGCACTGACTGTTTTACCAACACCCATATCGTTTGACTCAAGCTGCTGGATAGCCATCTGTCTGAAATCAGCATCACGTTTGTATAACTGCAGCTGAGTCCGCTGAGTACCCATCTCTTTTGCACACTGGGTTACTGTTTTGCCCTGGATAACATGCTTATCAAAGAATTCAAGCTTCCTGACTTGGGTTTCCCTCTTCTGGGACTCTGATCGTGGCATCTGTCTTATCCTCAATTATTAAGTTTTCAATGAGCGTCTTGTAAACCACTTCTGGATGACTGAACTTCATATGTTGAGTCACATTTGCTTTTGCTATCATCTTTTCGCAATACTTACACTGGAACTTTTTTGGTTTCGTTCCTTTTTTAGTTCCACGCTTTTTCGGTCTGCCTGGCTTTCTCTGGGCCCGTTTCTTTTTGACAGGCGGCTTATCATCCCCTATCTTCATTGTACCGTTTGAGATCAGAACTAAACACTTATGGCAGATATGAGTATCACCGATTATCTTAACTGGTTCTTTATGCCTGATAAGAATATTATCATGAGACTCATTCCCACAGATAACGCATGTTCCTTTTGAACTTGCTCGTTCATAAATCCAAGCTTTGTAATAAACATCGCCGGTTGTGAATCGCACATTTACGGACATGTGAATCCCTTTCTATTAAATTGTTAATTAGCTATTACCAAGGACGCAGATAAACTTTATGTATCGAGCCAGCTGCACCAGTTATCGCCGTTACCAACGCAACTATGTATGCAAAGCCTCTGGCATCAAACTTTAACACTGCCTTGCCGTCCGACATATTCAGGATCGTCACTGGATGCTGGCCTGCTGTATCAAGTACAAAAGCATCAATATAGAAGCGACCCTCACCATCGACCATTTCATCAGCCGTATAGGTGAATATACCATAGAACTCAGCATCACCCTTTTC